TTTATTTTAAGTTTAATTTGTTAAAAGAAAAAAAAGGGAGAGAAACCTCTCCCTTTTTATATTAATAGGTATTATCCTAAACCATCTTCAGTTGGGTCATTGTAATCAGAAGTGTAAACTACATCTTCACAATCACAATTAGCTAAAACAGGGTCCATAGCTTCATAACCTTCTACTGCAAAGAAAGCATCAAGAATAGGTAACAAACCATTAAATGTTCTGTTAGCACTACCACCAGTAGTACATTGAGCAGCAACAATAGTGTTCATTTTGTTTTTGTATTCTTGCCATCCTCCTACAGATTCAGGAGAGTAATGAAGGTTTAATTGGTTGTATTTACCTGCATTAGTAGAGAATCTTTGGAAGTTAGTAAATGCTGTTCCCAACATTTCACCTACTCTGTAAGGACCAGGTTTTCCATTGTATCCACCTGCTTCATACTCTAACCATCCAATATCTTTACCTTGACCTTCACCAAAAGAAGGCTCAGCAAAAGTAGCTACAACTGCATCACAGTTTAATGGCTCAAGAAGAGAAACAAGCATTTTAAATTGTACATTCTTGTAATATCTAAGAGGAACATTACAATAAGCATACACTTTAGAAGGAATAGTTACAAGTCTTACACCAAGACAAAGACCAGGATTAGCAGCAATCCATGCAGCAACGTCAACAGCAGGAACTACAATAGGAGTACCAGGAGTAGTAGTGTAGTCAATGTATTGACCTAACACAATACCATCTTTGTCAGCATTAACTGCATTTACAAGAAGTTCAGCAAGTTCATTGCAATCTCCATCAGGACATGCACAACCTGAACCACAACAACTAGTAGTAACAGAAAATGTTTTTGAGAATTGGTTAAAACCAAACATCTCATAAGCTTGAGTATTACCTCTAAATTCTACTTTAACTGAATAAGTAGTTTCACAGTTAATGTTACTGAAATCAGTAATGTCTACTGTGTGAGATCTTTCAGGGTTATAACATCTGAAAGAATAAGCATCAAGATATGCTCTTGGGATATTTGTACCTGCTGATGTAGCAATTGTATCTACAACACCATCACCATTTTCATCTACACCTACTGCAAGAAAGATTGCTCTTTCATTAACAATAGTAGCTGCACTTTGAGATAGTCCTGTGGTATAAGAGAATACACCAATCTGACCAACAGCAAGAGAAGTAACAGGTAAACCTGCTCCTAATACTGCTTGATCATTTAATGGTACAAGCACTTGAAATACTGGATTATTAGCACTCATTTTTTAAAAATTTTAATTGTTTAGAAGACTAATTTTAGATTGTTTAATTTGATAATCAGGAATTTGCAATTGACCTGTAATAATCAATGCTGCTAAATCTACAATTTCTCTATGAGTATGATCAGGTAACTCACAATTTTGACTACCTGTTAGTACAACACCATTAGGTAGTTTATAAGTTCCCCCTACATAATCTTGAGCATTTTGCATATAAGCAGGTTTCCTAATATAATTAAATTCACATATAGAGTTTACAATAAAGGTTTCATCACTAAAAACACGAAGTCCATCTTCAAAAAATCTAACATTTACTTCTAACCAATCAAAGTCACTACTATCAAAAGGACTTTCTTCGTGAGTATCATCATGTTGTCTGACAAACAATCTTGCTTGTACATTTTGACAATTTCCTCTACTAATACAAGCATACCCTGATACAAAGAATAAATAATTTTGTGGCAAGGTTACTGTGTAAGAACTAGAGTTAAATATAATAGCAGGAAGAGGAGTAAGCTCATTAACAACAATTGTTCTAATGTCATCTATACTCCTCTGGTTTACCTCAAAACCATATCCATTTTTAGACCTTGGTTCAGCAATCATCTTAATAAAGACTTCTTGAGCTTCATTTAGTGCCCAATCAATTTCAGGAACTCTAAGGTTTCTGTATTGTTGTGAGTCTAATTTATTAAGTTTGACTTTTAAGTCATAATGCATTGCTCTGATATCCATGCCTGCTATCTATAATTTTTAATTTAATTTTTCTAAAATTCTTGCTTTAATTTCCTGATTCTGTGGTGATAAGAAATATTCTACCACATCATCTACACTGTGTCCAAGAATATCACCCATGTAATAAATTCCTGAACCTTCTTTGTTTAATATGTTTTTATATAATGCTTCTACCACCATACCTTTAACATATACAAACTGTTTGTCTAATTTAGAATATCTAAGGAAATCATTAATTAAATCTCCTTCTATAATCTCTCCTATTTTAACCTCAATAAATTCATTAGATTGTTTTCTTACTGAAATATCTAAAAGAATCTGAATGAGTGATACTTTTTGCTCTTTAGTTAACTTATCTGCAATCTTATATGCTTCTTTCTTTTTATTGATTTTGTGTGCTTCTATTTCAATATGCTCACTTTCATCATAAAGAATATGAGTTGCTAAAGGCCACAAACCTTCTTGATATTCTTTTTCAGAATTAGCAACATATAAAGATGCTTTGTAATTTTTAACTTTAATAAAATCTAATGGCTTAGCCATATCTAAAATTAAAGTTCTGTTTGGAAATTTTAAATGAGCTACTTTTGTACTCCAAAACTCATGTGGTTTATTTGGGTTAAAAGTATCACCTAAATCTACTCCCATTAACTCTCCATATTTTTTTGCTTCTTCCTCTGTTAATCCTGTAGCATATTTACCTGTTGATGGATTATACAATATTTGAGAAGACTTGTCTTGAGCAAAATTATCTTTACCTGATTTACCATGCCATCTTACATTTTCAATAGGTCTTAATTCAACTAAGTTTGGATTTCTTTCTGACATAATTCTTAAATTTTTGATTTTGAGGTTTTTAAAAAGTGAGGGAATAAATCCCTCACTTTTTTATTTTATATTATCCACGAGATAGTATTAATTCACCACAACGAGATACATCTTCCATGTGAATACCACATTGGTCTTTAACATGCATTTCATAGTAGTCACCAGAGTGAGAAGCAAGTTTGTTGTTAACAGGACCATAAGGTGTAACAAGACCTGCAGTATAAATCAATGACATACCACCTTTTTTCTTAATACGCTTGATATTAGATTCTCCTTTTTCACCAGAGAAATCAAGGAAAGTAAATCTCATTGATTCAGTAGGATAACCTGTAACAGGGTCAATTTCAAAGTTAATCTCTCTATCATCATAAAGAGGATTGTGAATCAACTCAAGTTCAGCACCGTTAGCCATTCTATACTTAACAAACTGATAACCTGCTACTAATGAATTATCATTATAAGGAGATGTAGTTTTGTCAATAAACAATTGGTCAACAACTTGGATAAATCCTTTTTTCTCCATCCAATCTTGGATTGCACGATGGAAAATAATCATACCATATTCACCTGTAAATGCTTTGATTTTTCTTTGTCCACCAGGTTTAACACGAGAGTAGAAAATGTCCATCAAATACTCTTCAATAAGAGTAGCAGTTAGGTGTGTATAATAATGAACGTGAGAATCTTCCAATTGCTCTTGAATACCAGGACCAGAGTAGATAGGTCTACCATTAGCACCAAGAACTGAGTCTGTACTTCTAGAGTACCAGTAACCTCTTTCCAATTCTTTGTACCATTGTTGCCAGTATTCTACTTCAGCATACTTAATCCAAGTGTCATGCATTTTACCTTGTGGATCTGGAACTTTAACAGCTAAAACCTGATTGTGTGCATCACCTGTAATTTGGTATTTCTTTCTAAAACGAGAAAGTCTGTTTTTCAATGTAATAGGAAGAGAGTATTGAGTTGAACCTGATTGCTCTCCTGCTTCTTCATATTGAGAAAACAATTTTGCCCATTGAGTACCTGGTTGTAGGTAACTTACAGGTAAGAAATCAGCACCATTATCTGACATTAATCTTACTGTGTAAATCCAACCTTTACCATGTCTGTAAGGCTCTTCTTGGATACGAACTTGATATTTTTTGTTAGTAGTACCAGGGTGAATAACATCACCAGGAACAAACCAGTTTTCATCAAGTTTAATTTTAAAGTTTTGTTTTAACTTACCAGGAGTTGTGTTTGAAGATGGTTCAACATTTTCAATTACAACTAAAGGTCTAGTAGAACCTGTTCTTAATCCCCATTCCCACTCGTTAGAAGAAATTTCTTCTTCCTTAGCAGTAGATGAAAGAATGTAAGTCATAGGGTTATCAGAATAACGAGTTGCGGAAAACAACTTTGTCATAACTGATTCAAATACATGTGGCTTAGCAATAAGAGCAGCACCTAAGTGATTTAGGTCTGTCATGTTTGCATGCCAAGGCATTTGTTTGGTAATTAACTTGTTATTTAATTGTGCCATTTTTTAAAATTTTTTTTACTAAATTAAAAGTAATCAGCTAAACCTTTATTGCGAC